AAGCACGCCAAGAAGTTTGACGAAGTGGTGCGCCGCCGCGCCATGAAGCTGTGGCGCGCCGCATGAGGCCGAACGCGCTATAGGGCGACACCCCTGCTGCATAAAACCGGGCGGCTCAGAAATGAGCTTTACGCGACAACCATTTGCAAGGTCATAGGCCGACAAACCCGGCGTTTGTAAGTGTTGTCTTGTTACACCGAAGGAGAGGGACAAATGGGAACGATTGAAGTGATGCGCAAGGCGCTTGAGGCGCTGGAGAACTCCCACAAATTCTTGAGGATCGAGGTCAACCGCGCGATAGGGAACGATTGCGCGGACGCAACTATCCGCGAGACAGAAGCAGCGGAACGTCGGCACGCCGAATCAATCGCCGCCCTCCGCGCCGAACTGGAGCGCCTGGAGACTGTGGAGCCGGCGGCAACGCGGACGGGCACACCGGCCAAGCAGCCCTCGGGTTCGCCCAGCACCTAAACCAAACGTACGCGATCTAAGATAGATCGCACCTCGACGCCCTCCAACCTGGAGGGCGTTTCTTTCGCCTCAAGGAGAACTGCATGAACCCCAGCGCTATTGCTGAAGAGCTGCCCCACTACTTCAACGACCGTATGACGGTCTTCTTGAAAGGCCCTCCGGGCGTGGGCAAATCCGACATCGTCAGACAGGTCGGCGCGGCCATGAAGCTCGAAGTGCGCGACTGGATGCGCGCCAGTCAGATGGACCCGACCGATGTGAAGGGGTTCCCCTGCCCCGACGCGAAGGCCAACGTGATCCGCTGGCTGCCGCCGAACTTCTTGCCGCAGGACAAGAAGTCCAAGGGCATCCTGTTCCTCGACGAGCTGACCAGCGGCCCGGTCATGGTCCAGGCCGCGCTGTACCAGCTCATGCTGGACCGTCGCGTCGGCGACTACGTGCTGCCCGACGGCTGGTTTCTGGTGGGCGCGGGCAACCGCGAGACCGACCGCTCAATCGTCAACAAGATGCCTGCCGCGCTGGCTAACCGCATGGCGCACATCGACGTCGAGGTGAACCTGGACGACTGGGTGCGCTGGGCCAACAAGAACGGCGTCGACGAGATGACCACGGCGTTCCTGCGTTTCCGTCCGAACCTGCTGCACAACTTCGATCCGAACTCGAAGGAAGCTGCATTCCCGTCGCCCCGCACCTGGGTCATGGCCGACAAGGTCCAGAAACGCAACCGCCCGCTGGAGCGCACCGCCGAGATGCTCAAGGGCCTCGTGGGCGAGGCCGCGGCGAACGAATACGCCGCGTTCCTCAAGGTGCGCCACGAGCTGCCTGAGATCGAGGACATCTTCCTGAACCCGACCGACACCAAGGTGCCGGCCAAGCCTGACGTGCTCTATGCGCTGACCTCGATGCTGGACGCGCACATTACCAAGACTGAGCAGTTCCGCACCGCGGCGAAGTACGTCGAACGGCTGCCGAAGGAGTTCCAGGTCGTGTTCGTGAAGGATCAGCTCTTCAAGCGCAATGACAACCCGAAGTACGACATCCGCACCACGTCCGAGTACACCGCTTGGGCGCGGACCAATCACTCCTTAATCTTGGCTTGAATCATGCGCCTCACTAAAAACCAGAAAGAAGAGTTCATCGCCAAGGTGATGAAGGACACGCCGCGTGACAAGCTCAACGGGCTGCGTGCAGAAGCCGTGCAGAGCGTTATCGACGACGCGCTCAGCGAAGCTCCCGATAGCATCAAGCAAGCTTGGACAGACCCCGAGGCAAAGAAATGGCTCAAGCGCACTACGGTGGTTTTGCCGGGCGCGCTCGGCAACATATATGAAGCGTGCCCGCATGGCGGCACTGCGTGGCGTCACCCAAGCGACGCAGTACGCGCACGGCTCAACAAACTCGAAGGGCAGTACGCCGCTGAGTTGAAGCGTCTTAACGCTCTCGAAGCCGGGCTGCGTGGCGTGGTCGCATCCGTCACCACCCGCGGCGCGCTCCTCACTGCTCTCCCCGAGTTCAAGAAATACTTGCCGCCCGAGGTCGGTAATGACCGCTCGGTGCCGGCGATCAGCAACCTTGTTGCCAGCTTCGTCGAAGCTGGCTGGCCTAAATCATGAACACCCTCCAAGACAGCGCGATGCTGGTGGCGCTCAACATCAGCTCCTGGGGCAACCGGAAACACGACAAGGCCGCCACGCGCGAAATCAACCAGGCGCACGGCGCGAAGAACGCTGGCCGGTTCAACAAGATGCTCATCGACGAAGAGGCGCTGCGGCCTCTAACTCAGATCGAAGGTGGTGCGAGGCAGCACCACTATTCGATGACCTCGCCCTGGGGCGAGTTCGGCGAGCGCATCTTGCCGGCCATGCTCTTTATGGAGTACGCCGAGAGCATGGATCAATTCAAGCGGGACTTCGAGCGCCGGGTGGGTGAGCTGCACGCCGACTACCCCCGCCTGGTGCAGGAAGCCCGGGCGAATCTGGGCACGCTCTACAACCCGGCGGACTATCCCGCCGACGTGCGCGGTCGCTTCGGTTTCAAGATCACCTTTGGCGCGATCACCTCGGCCGACGACTTCCGCGTGCAGCTGAACGAGGAGTACGTGAACCAGATCCGCCAGGACATCACGGCAGGCTTCGAAAGCAAGATCACCGAGGCCACGAATGCCCTGCGCGAGCGCGTGCTCGAAGTGGTGGGCAACGTGTCCGACGTGTGCTCGAAAGAGAAGCCGCGGATCTACGAGTCGATGATGGAGAAGGTCGCGCAGCTCGCCCAAGTGCTGCCGGCCCTCAACATCTCGAAGGACCCGAAGCTCGACCTGGTCAGCCGTGAGTTGAAAGAACTCATCGCTCCGACCGAGCGCCTCAAGCGCAACGTCATTGCCCGTCAGGACGCGGCTCGCAAGGCCGACCACATCCTGATGCTGTTGCGGTGATGTACCGGGTCGTGGCGAGCCGCATCGGCTCTGGCCAGTTCCACGTCGTGCGCGATCCCGAGCAGGATGAGCTGGTAACCGCCGCGCTGCTCAATGAGCCTCGGCCGCTGTACGTGCGGGTGTACCAGAACGTCCCTTGGCACGAGGCACAACGACTCAAGGAGAGGCTGGAAAACCCCACGCCTCCGAAAAGGACTGCCCCATGAATACTGACGCAGAATTGAAAATGGCCAAGGCAGTGATTGGCCTGATCAGGAGACAGCCTTTCTTCGGAGTCTTGGCTACGAAGCTTATTCGGGTTGAAACCTCCGAGATCCCCACGCTCGCCACCGATAGCGAGCGGCTGCTGTACTCCCCCGACTGGGTGCTGAACAACTCAATCGAAGCGGTCGAAGCCGGCGTGGCCCACGAGGTCATGCACTGCGTGCTGCACCACTGTGGCGATAGCCGCCGCGGCGGGCGCACCCCGCAGCGCTGGAATCACGCCATCGACTACGCAGCCAACGACATCCTGAAGGACGCCGGGTTCAACATCCCAAGCAACTGGCTCTGGGCGGCGTCATTCAAAGGCCAAGCGGCCGAGGAGATCTACGGCCAGCTGCCGGAAGACCCGCCCGGCGAGCCGTTCGACGAGCACATGGGCGGTACCCCCGCACCTGATGCCGAAGTGTCCTGGAAGATCGCCACGATCCAGGCCGCGAACGAAGCCGCCAAGAAGCAAGGCACGTTACCCGGCGCGCTGCAGCGCTTCATCGACCAGGTGCAGGCGCCCAAGGTCGACTGGCGCACGGTGCTGCGCCGCTTCGCCACCGCGTCGGCGCGCAACGACTACTCGTGGACCCGCCCGAGCCGGGCGTACCTGGGCCTCGGCATCTTGATGCCAGGGCTCTACAGCGAGGCGATCGAGGACATCACTGTCATCGTCGACACCTCGGGGTCGATCAACGACGACGTTCTCACGGCATTCGGCAGTGAGATCGAAGACATCCGCGTCACAGCCAGCCCGAAGACGACGCGTGTCGTCTACTGCGACGCGCAAGTTCAGCGCGTCGACGAGCTGACGCCCGAGGAGTACCTGGAGCTGGGTGCCTACGGCGGCGGTGGCACCGACTTCCGCCCGCCGTTTGCCTGGCTGGAGAAGGAGGGCAAGGCGCCGTCCTGCGCGGTGTACCTCACCGACGGCTATGGCCCGTTCCCTACCACTCCGCCGTCCTACCCCGTGCTGTGGGTCATGACGACTGAGGTGGTTCCTCCGTGGGGTGAACATGTCCGGATTGAAATTTGAAGAGCTGAGCGACTCCGCTAAGGAGCGCGCGCTCGACGAGTCGCGCTACGTGGAGGTCGAGTTCACCGACTGGTACGACAGCGTCTGCGACGACTTCATCGAGTGCGCAGAGTGCTTGGGCTTCACCGTCGAGCGTAGGTTCATCCAGTTCCGCGGCTTCTGGTCTCAAGGCGACGGCGCCTCATTCGCGGGCGACTTCAGCTCGACGGGACGGGCCGGCGGAATGATCCGCAGGCATGCGGCGAAAGACAAGACGCTGCACACGCTGGCCGACGAGCTTGACCTGCTGCACTTCGAGATGCAGCTCAGGCACAACGCGACTGTCTACGCACGGATCTACTCGATGGGGAGGCACGTGCACTCGGGGAACATGGACGTGGAGAACTGTGGATTGATCGCAGGATGCGACGAGCTCGAGATCTCCGACGAGCTGGATAGCGAACTTGAGACCCGCATCCTGGACATCGCCCGCCGCCTGGCTGACTGGCTCTACGAACAACTCGAAGCCGAGCACGATTACCTGACCAGCGACGAAGCCGTCGAGGAGTCCTTCGAGGCCAACGAGCAGCGATTCGATGAGTCTGGCGTCATGCTCTAATTTCGTTCTAACTTCGATCTTGAGGGCCGCACATGGCAGTCAATTCCTGGAGCCACAGCAAGACTGTGGACTTTGAAAAATGCAAGCGCATGTTCTGGCTCAAACACGACCAGCGCATCCCGGAACCGGAGCGCCCGCTCCCTCCCGGTAAGACCGAGCACGCGAACGACCGCGGCTCTCGGGTCCACGACAACTGCGAGCTGTATGTGAACGGCACGAGCGACGAGCTGTGCTTCGAGGCCGAGAAGCACTTCGGTCCTCAGCTCGATCTGCTGCGTGTGATGCACCAAGACGGCATCGTGTCCCTCGAAGGCGAATGGGCCATGGACCGCGACTGGAATCCTGCGGACTGGAAGGCCGGCTGGCTGCGCCTCAAGCTCGACGCGCTGGTGTTCTTCAGCGCAACCGAAGCCCTGGTCATTGACTACAAGACCGGCAAGAAGTTCGGCAACGAGATCAAGCACGGCGAGCAGCTGCAGCTGTACCAATTGGTGACTTTCCTGCGCTACCCGAAGCTGGAAAAGGTCACCGCCGAGCTGTGGTACCTCGACCAGAACGAAGTCACCTCGCGCGAGTTCACCCGTGCGCAAGGCCTGCGGTTCCGCGACAACTGGCACCGCCGCGGCGACACCATCACGGGCTGCACGGAGTTCCCTGCGAACCCGAACATCTACTCGTGCCAGTACTGCGCCTATGGGCCCTGGGGCACGGGCCACTGCGAAGTAGGGGTGAAGCGATGATCCGCACCCGCGCGAAGCACACTGCCATGGCGCACCAGAAGGTGAGCCTGGCGCACGACAAGAAAAATCCCGTCGTGCTCGATCTAAGTGACGGCGGTTCGGGCAAGACCTTCGTTCGCGTCATGAGCTTTGCCGAGCGCCGTAAGAAGGGCGGCGGCTGCATGCTGGTGCTGTGCCCGCGCTCACTGATGCGCGTGGCCTGGGCCAACGACTTCCAGAAGTTCGCTCCCGAGCTGAAGGTCCAGGTCGTCACGGCCGAGAAGCGGGACAAAGAGCTGACCGCCGAGGCTGACGTCTACATCACGAACCACGATTCGACGAAGTGGCTCGTCAAGCAGAAGCCGGCGTTCTGGAAGAAGTTCAGCGAGCTGGTGGTCGACGAGCCGCCGGCCTATAAGCACCACACCAGCCAGCGAGCGAAGGCGGCCCGTGCGATCGCCAAACACTTCACGCAGCGCAAAGGCACGACGGCCACGCCGACCTCGAACGGGATCTGTGACATCTGGCACCAGATGTTGATCCTCGACGATGGCAAGCGCTTGGGCAACAGCTTCTATGCGTTCCGCAACAGTGTGTGCATGCCGCAGCAGGTCGGCTTCCATCAGAACGCAATCCGCTGGCATGACAAGGATGGCGCCGAAGAAGCTGTGTATGGCCTCCTGAACGATGTAGTGGTGCGGCACAGCCTCGACGACTGCGCGGACATCCCGCCCACGCACTTCTACACCCTGCCCTACACCATGACGCCGAAGCAGCAGAAGCTGTACGACGACATGGAGCAGAAGAACCTGCTGCAGCTCAACAGCGGCACGATGACCGCGGTGCATGCGGCCTCAGTCGTGCAGAAGCTCATCCAGATCACCAGCGGCGCGGTCTACACCGGCGGCGGCAAGTATGAGGTGCTTGATACCTCACGGTACGAACTGATTCTGGACTTATGCCAAGCGCGCAAACATCCAATCGTGTTCTTCTTTTGGAAGCACCAGCGCGATCTCTTGATCGAAGAGGCCGAGAAGCGTGGCCTGCAGTGGGCGCTCATCGACGGTGAGTCCACCGACGCCGAGGTGGCCCAAGTCGAGGCCATGTACCAGATCGGCAAGTACGACGTGCTGTTCGCGCACCCGAAGTGCGTGGCGCACGGCTTCACGCTGACCGCCGGCACCTCCACGATCTGGACTTGCCCCACGCCTGACCTGGAGTGGTTCAAGCAGGGTTCCATGCGCCAGCGCCGCATCGGCCAGAAACACAAAACCGAGGTCATCACCCTCATCGCCCCCGGCACGCGCGAGGAGGAGGTCTACGACCACATCCTCATGCCAAAGGACAAACGCATGTCGAACTTCCTGTCCCTGGTCGTCCAGGGCATGTCTGAGCTGGAGCACGCATGAGCTGGGCTTCTGCAGTCAAGAGAACGACCAAGCAGGCTCCGTCGGCTCCGTCGGCTCCGTCGTTCCAGCGCCCGGCGTTCGACCCCGCAGTGGTCGATTCTTCGCGCCTGGTGCGTCTCGACTTCGAGACCTACTACGACGACGACTACACGCTGAGCAAGCTCAGCACCAGCGAGTACATCCGCGACCCGCGGTTCGAGGCGCTGATGGTCGGCATCCGGGTCGGCAACGCCAAGACCAAGGTGGTGCCCGGCCCCAAGATCGCCGCCGAGCTGCGCAAGATCCCCTGGGCCTTCTACGACCTGCTGTGCCATCACACGCACTTCGACGGCCTGATCCTCAGCCACCACTACGGCATCGTGCCGCGCAAGTACTACTGCTCGCTCTCGATGGCGCGCGGCCTGCACAGCAACGACATCGGTGCCGGGCTCGACGACGTCAGCAAGTATTACGACGGCGCGGGCAAGCTCGAAACCGGCACTGAGGACTTCAAGGGCCTGAGCTACAAGGCGCTGTTCGCCAACAAGGTGAAGTGGGGCAACGCCGTCCGCTACTGCGGGCAGGACGTTGACGAGATGGACCGCATCTTCTGGAAGATGCTGCCCAAGATGCCGGCCAGCGAGATCGACCTGATCCACACGATCGTCCGCATGTTCTGCGACCCGGTGCTCAAGGTCGACATCCCGCGCGTCGAGAAGGAACTGGCCCGCGAGATCGTCGAACGTGAGGAACGGCTGCTGACGGCCGTCGACGAGAAGAACTATTCCGAGGCTGAGGTCAAGGAGATCCTCAAGACCAAAGCCGAGCGTGCGCTGATTGGCAAAGAGCGGCAGATGCTCTTCTCCAAGCGCGTGATCGGTTCGGGCGAGCGCTTTGCTGCGCTGCTCCGTGCCGAAGGCGTCGAGCCGCCCGTCAAGATCAGCCCGGCCTGGATGAAGAAGCCGGTCGCTGAGCGCGACGACGAGAGCAAGTGGACCTACGCATTCGCCAAGGATGACTTGGACTTCACGTCCCTGCCCGATCGGATCGAAGAGTTCCTCACCAACCTGAACCTGAACAAGAAGAAGGACATCCTCGAACTCGCTCTGCGGCAGACACGGCTCCAGCAGCTGGTCGACGCGCGCCTGGCGGTCAAGTCCACGACCAACATCACCCGAGCCGAGCGCTTCCTGAAGGCCGGCGCGAACGGCATGCCGCTGCCGGTGGGCTATGCCTACTACCGCGCGCATACCGGCCGGCTCGGTGGCTCGAACAAGATGAACATGCAGAACCTCAAGCGCGGCGGTGAGCTGCGCTTGTCGATCCTGGCACCGAAGGGGCACGAGATCGTCGTGGTCGACTCCGGCCAGATCGAAGCCCGGGTGAACGGCTGGCTCTGGGGCCAAGAGGACCTGCTCGACGCGTTCCGCGCAGCCGACACCTGGGACAAGGCTCGGGGCGTGGCGCGCGGCGATGACCGCGACGCCTACTGCAAGATGGGCGACCTGATCTATGGTCGCGAGATCACGACCGACGACAAGACCGAGCGCTTCGTCGGCAAGGTCTGCATCGCTGAGGGCGAACTGGTCTTGACCCAGCGAGGGCTGGTACCCATCGAAGAAATCTCTAAGTTAGATCGCTTATGGGATGGCTTAGAATGGGTCAGCCACGGCGGCCTCATTGATCAGGGCGTCAAGGAAGTCATCACTTATCAAGGGCTCACGGCCACTCCCGATCATGAAGTCTTCGTCGAAGACGGGCGGATTGTTCCGCTCGGGCAAGCAGCATCCGAGATGGTTGGGCTCGTCCGCACCGGAGCTAAAGGGCAGAACCTTCGGTTCAGTGACGGTCATGTCGTCGCAGATACACCGCGTAAACGGCTCTCGGTATGTACTCGCAAAGTGTTCCCTATCGGGGATCACGAAACTGGTCGTGCTGCGGAACTTGGAACTCGGAAAGACGACTTCCTTCCTTCCGAACGGACGACGACCCGTACCGCACGCGGAGATCTTGGGGCGGAGATACGACGCGATCAAGGCACGGTGCAGCGAGCAGACGAACCCTGCCTGGGCGCAGTACGGCGGGCGGGGGATTCAGTGCCGCTTCAAGTCGCGCATGGAATTCATCCGCTGGGTCGCAACGAATCTCCCACATCCGCACTATCTGAATGTGGAGATCGACCGCATCGACAACGACTCGCACTACATGCCGGGGAATTTAAGGCTGGCGACGCGGACCCAACAAGTGCGAAACCGCAGCAACACCAAGATGGTGCAATGGGCGGGCCGGCGGGTTCCACTTGCGGAATTCCCCAGCCCGTACAGCCTGAGCTGGACGTGGAACCTCCTGAACCGAGGCTTAACGGGGGACGAAATACTCGCAAGGTTCGCGTCTACGACATAGCGAACGCTGGCCCAAGGCACAGGTACACCGTATCCGGTAGCCTAGTTTTGAATTGTGTGCTCGGGCTCGGCTACCAAATGGGCGCGCCCAAGCTCCAGATCACCCTGGCCAAGGGCGCGCTGGGCGGCCCGCCGGTGTACTTCGAGCTGGACAAGTGCCACCAGATCGTCAACGCCTACCGCCGCAAGAACCACCGCATCGAGAGCGGGTGGCAGATCTGCAAAGGGATCATCGAGGACATGGCGGCCGGCGTGCGCGGGAGCCATGGCCCGATCAGCTGGGAGAAGGAGACGCTCTGGCTGCCCAACGGCATGGCGCTCAAGTACCCGGACCTCAAGAAGCGCCAGGGCGACAAGGGCTTCGACGAGTGGACCTACCAGGGCATGCTCAAGAACACGCCTGTGCGCAAGAAGATCTACGGCGGGCTGCTGTGCGAGAACATCGTCCAGGCCCTGGCCCGGATCATCGTCATGGCCCAGCTGCTGGAGATCGACAAGAAGTACCGCGTGGTCATGACCACCCACGACGAGAACGTGGCGCTGGCCAAGACCAAGCAGGCGCCGGCCGCGCTCAAGTTCATGCTCGCTGCCATGCGCAAGCCGCTGCCCTGGTGCATGGACATCCCGCTCAACGCTGAGGGCGGTCACGCGCCCAACTACAGCAAGTAAGGCGTTACACGAAGCATTGCAGCTTGTCACAGATCGTAGTACGATCTAATTCAGTTCTAAGGAGAACTCATGCCCACCGCCACCGCAACGCGGGCCCGCGCCAAGGCCCGCAAGGAAGAAGAAGTCACCGAAGCGCTGATGCCTTCGCCGCTCGGCAGCGAGATCGACAAGATGTTCGATCTGCGCGAGCAGAAACGGGAACTGGAAGCCAAGGTCGCACTCATCGACGCAGCGTACAAGGAAGTCGAGGAGCGTGTCCTCCTCCGCATGGAGGAACAGAAAGCCGCTGGCTTCAAGGGCACCAAAGCCTCCGCCTCGATCACGCACAGCGTGGTCGGCTCAGTCGAAGACTGGGACAAGGTCGAGGCCTACATCAAGCGCACCGGCCACTTCCATCTCTTTCAACGTCGCCTTGCCGACGCCGCGTATCGCGAGCTGATGGAGCAGGGCAAGAAAGTTCCGGGCGTCGTGCCCTTCACAAAGAAGCGGCTCAATCTTCGCGCCGTCTCTTGATCTAAGCAGCCTCTAAGGAGAAACCCCATGGCTACGAAAGCCCCGGCGAAGAAAGTCGCCGCCCCCAAAACCGAAGTCGCCATCCGCAAGCCCACCTCGGGCGCAGTGGTGTCGATCCAGGACCAGCTGAAGGCCCAGGTCGCGCAGATGAACGAGCGCATCCAGCCCGGCACTGGCAACAAGATCCGCCTGGCCAAGGGCAAGTTCGTCCTGCCCGACGGCACCGAGACCTCGGACCCGATGGAACTGGTGATCGTCGACTTCCTCGCGGTCAACAAGTTCTACGAGGGCGCGTTCGACTCGAAGAACCCCGCCCCGCCCGCGTGCTTCGCCATCGGCTCGAATCCGCGCGCTCTGGCGCCGTCGGACAACTCGCCGAACAAGCAGGCCAGCGACTGCGGCTCGTGCCCCATGAACGAGTTCGGCTCGGCCGGCAACGGCAAGGCCTGCAAGAACTCGCGCGTGCTGGCGGTGCTGCCGCCCGACGCCGAGGCCGACACCGACCTGTGGCTGCTGGAGGTCTCGCCGACTGGCCTCAAGGGCTTCGATGGCTACGTGGGCAGCGTGACGCGCATGTTCCAGCTGCCCCCGGTGGGCGTGGTCACCACGGTCGCTCTGGACCCCAGCGTCGACTACCCGAAGCTGATGTTCAGCAACCCGCAGCCGAACGCCAACCTGGAGGTCTGCTTTGCCCGCCAGGCTGAAGCGCGCGATCTGCTGGCCGTCGAGCCGGATGTGTCGGGCTACCAGCCGATCAAGGCGCCCGTGCGCAAGGCCGCTGGCCGCCGCTGACCGGAGAACCCGTGCGACGACACCTCATCACCGAGGCGCTGCAGTCGTACGGGCGCCTCACCGAGCTGCTCCCGCAGCTCACCGAAGAAGAAGTCCTCGCTTGCCTCGCTCTTGAGGCAAGCGGTTCCCGTCGAGCCTCGGTCACCGACCGGCTCATTTCCCGCGCAGCTCGATTGAACGAGCTGCAGTACGTCCGCCAACTGAAGGAGAAATTCCATGGCACGCCTCGTCACCAAGAACATGTCCAAGGCCGAACTGAAGGCCACCCGCAAGGAAATCACTGCCAGCCTCAAGGCGCTGCAGGACAGCCAAAAGATGGCCGCCCGCACGCTGGCCGACGCCGCCAAGGCGCGTGATAGCGCCATCAAGGCTGCCGAGAAGGATCTGGCCGCCGCGACCAAGGCGCACGCTGCTGCCATCAACACTGCCGGCAAGGCCTACAACGGCGTCGCGAAGAGCCACGCCAAGGACTCGGCCAAGCTCGATATGCAGGTCTCGGCGCACAACGCCAAGCTGGAGCAGATTAGCACTGCGCTGACCGTTCAGGCCGAGCCCGCCGAAGCCTGAACGACGAAGACGGCACCTGCTCGCCCGGCCTCAGTGCCGGGCAACTCCTTTTCACTCTTCGCGCTCGGAACCCGCATGAAACATTTGATGATCGACCTGGAGACGCTGGGCACTTCCGGCCGCTCTTGCATCCTTGCAATTGGCGCGGTGCGCTTCGACCTCGACACGCTCGCCGTGAACGAGGACGAAGGCTTCTACACCGCGGTCTCTATCGACTCGAATCTGCAGGCAGGACGCACGATCGACGAGTCGACCCTTATCTGGTGGATGGGGCAGTCGGACGCCGCGCGTGCGGTGTTCAAGCAGCCCAAGATGGCCCTCAGCGACGCCCTCGCTGAGTTCGAGCAATGGATGGGCGACATCGGGCCCGACACAGTGGTCTGGGGCAACGGCCCGAGCTTCGACCTGGGCATGCTCAGCGACGCCTACCGCAGCCAAGGCTGGGAAGCCCCGTGGAAGTTCTTCAACGAGCGCTGCGTGCGGACCTACCGCGATCTGCCAATCGCCAAGAGGGTTGCCAAGGTCCAGCCCGCGGTGGCGCACAACGCGCTGCATGACGCGTTGGCCCAGGCCCAGCACATCGTGGCGATTCACCGCGCGCTCCTGGGCGCGGATGTGCCGAAGAAGGTGAAGACATGAGCGCGCCTGTGAAGATCCCGACGCATTACCTCGACCAGGGCTTCCTTGTGACGGACGCAGGCCCCGCAGCGCCCACCAGCACCGAGCAGCTGCTCCAAGAGCGTGGCGCTCGGTATGGGCTTTTCACGGGTCACGCCGAAGTCACGCAGCGGCTCAAGTCCGTCATCGCTACAGAGCTGGGCACTCGGGGCAAGGTGCTCGCGCCTGACCAGCAAGAAGCGCTCGACATGATCTGCCACAAGATTGGCCGCATCGTGAACGGCGACCCGGACTACGATGACTCGTGGGCTGATGTCGCGGGCTATGCCGAGCTGGTCGTCAAGCGCCTGCGCGGCCAGCCCGTCTGATGGCTGCCAAGCCTGAGACCACGTTCACTCTCTCGGTGCATCGGCACCTTCCCCCGAAGGAGCTGCTGCACCGAGAGAAGATGAACAACCCGTACCACAGCGGTACGGCCGACGTGTGGTATTCGGGTCCGGTCAAAGACCTCTGGGTCGAGTACAAATTCGTCCTGCTCCCCGCGCGTGCGGCTACGCGCGTCGCAATCGACTGCTCCGAACTGCAGTTCGAGTGGCTGCGTGGCCGGCGCCGTGACGGACGCAACGTGTGGGTCATCGTCGGGTGCAAGGCCGGCGGGGTCGTCATGCGTGACCTTGCCTGGGAAGCGAGCTGGACTCGCACCGACTTCGAGAAACTATTGCTGCCGCGTGAGGAGGTCGCTCGGCAGATCCATAACCTTGTGGGGTCGCATGAACCTTCAACCGCTCTTTACAACGTCCCGGGTCATCACTGCGGTGTACCGGATCATTTCAACCACACTACTACTCGCCTACCTCGTAAAAAGGCAGCGCGCTCGAACGCCGAGACGGACTGACCACCGTAACAAAGTACTCTTTGGCGAAGATCGTGATTAGGCCTTAGCGAGAATGCGGCGCTCGCTAAGGAGATCTTGATGGAACAGCTTGACGGCCTATACGAAGCACTGGAAGCCGCGCTCAAACAATCTGATGAAGCACTCGACTGCAATGCTTTGTTCGACATGCCCTCGATCCGCGCGCACGCAAGAACAGTGAACCGGGTGTCTGACTATCTGGGCAACATGTGGAGAAAGGGCGACGTGATTCGCGTACCTGCTCCGCCGATCAAAGGCACTCGTGCTCGATGGGCGTACGCCTGGAAAGGCCGAGTACAGGCGCGGATAAAGATCAAGGACATTGCCAAGGGCGCGGAGTTCAGCGCGGGCAAAGTCGGAACGTTGTTGAGTCGCCCCTCGCTAGAGATCACCGAGGAAGGCAAGAACATCGTGATCACCACGCCGCATTGCACGATCACCATCAAGCCGAACTAAGCCATGGGCCTCGCGCCCGGCTTCAAGCTCTAAGGTAGACCGATGACAGATCAAATCGCGATTGCCACGATCAACGAGAAGGCCCGAGAGGAAGGATGGAAGGCGGTGGAAGTCGTCGACAGCGGCAGCAAGCACGCTTACATGATGGTCTTCGGCACCACGATGTCCGATCGAGCAGCTCGCGAATACATCATGGACCGCGCGAAGGCGCGCTCTGCTTTCCACCTCAAGGTGCTGCAGCAGCTGATGGCCAGCCGCGTGCCGGCGCAAAAGAAAAAGGCTCGCTGATGTTCAAACCCACCCTCGCTGCTGCCGCCGACCTGGCGAAGCTCCGCTATCCGGTCTATGCCTCGCCCAAGCTCGACGGCATCCGTGCCACGCTCGTGGACGGCAAGCTCGTGAGCCGCACGCTCAAACCGATCCCGAACAACTGGATCCGTGCTCAGCTGGAGCATCCGGCGCTGAACGGGCTCGACGGCGAGCTGATCGTCGGCTCGCCCTACGCGCACGACTGCTACCTGGCTTCGGTGAGCGGCGTGATGCGCCACGAAGGCGAGCCCGACTTCACGTTCTGGGTGTTCGACAAATGGGACGAGCCGGGGACGTTCGCTGAGCGCTACGAATGGCTGCGCAGTTCGCTGCCGTTCAAGTCGCGAGTCCAGCTCCTCACTCAAGTGCTCGTGCATTCAGAAGCCGAGTTGCTCACGTACGAAACCGAGACGGTCGAACGAGGCTACGAGGGACTCATCCTTCGCGATCCCGCCGCTCCCTACAAGTTCGGGCGCAGCACGGCAAACGAGGGCTACCTGCTCAAGCTCAAGCGCTTCGAAGACAGTGAAGCCGAGATCCTCGAAGTGCTCGAAGAGATGCACAACGCCAACGAAGCGCAGACCAATGAGCTGGGCCGCACAAAGCGCAGCACAGCCAAGGCCGGGCTCGTCGGCAAGGGCACGATGGGCGCACTGCGTGTGCGTGACGTCCACCACGGGTGGGAGTTCAACATCGGCACCGGCTTCACAGCGGCGCAGCGCGCGGAGAAGTGGCGAGTCGGCTCGGTCCACAAATACAAGTACTTCCCCGTCGGCATGAAGGACGTGCCTCGTCATCCGGTTTACCTGGGCCCGCGCTCTAAGTTAGACCTATGACAGTTCGTCGCCTGCTCCGGGAAATCAAGAAAGGTGTCTCGGAGCTTGGCGGCGAAGTCCTCGAAGCCAGGGCCGACCGCGGACACCTGCATTTCTTCATCGACCATAACGGTGTGCACCAGCACCTGGTGACGGCTTCCACGCCGGCTGTGCCTGAGCACACCGTGAACAACGCGCTCAAAGACGTGAAGCGCTTCAGGAGGCGACATGGGTTCTCGTAGATGGCAGCGCAACCGGCGCCTCAAGTGCGGCTGCGGCGGCTACCACTTCCCGCACCGACGCGGCGGCGGCGCGTGCGAGCACTCGCCTTCCGTGGACTACCACCGCGCCAAGCGCGATGGCGACCCGGACGCGATCTTTCTGAAACCCGGCAAGCCTTGCAAGGAGTGCCCGTTTTGACCATCCAGTACTACTACCCCGAGCTGGGCGACCCCAAGCCCCGCGCAGGCGAGCGCGTGGCGCTCATCACCCACGACAACCAGCACAAGGCTGGCTTCTGGACAGCCGACTGCAAGGCCTGGGCTCGGCTGCATGCCAAGGACCGCAAGGTCTCGCCCCAAACCACTCTTCCTCTGGAGAAATCATGAAAGTCTTCACCTTGCGCCACATCGAGAACAACCGCGAGATCTTCGCCAACACGTACTACGCCACCCAGTCCGAGCTGAAGGCCGGCTGCCGCGCAGCGGACAAGAAGCTGCGCATCGACCTGGTGGCCGAGGAGCTGGAGGTGCAGACCGACAAGGCGGGCATCGTCGGCATGCTCAACGGCAACGTGATCTGCACGACCGCTCGGGCCTGGAACCTGACGGTGCGCGGCGCGCTGGAAGAGGCTTGATATGGGGTGGCGTCGCGACTGGGGCGTCACCCATCGTGAATTCGCCAAGGCGTTCCATGCCGGGCGCTCACGCAAGAACTCCTACATCACAGTGGACGGCCATGTGTACTCAATCTGGGGCAATGTCATCGCTCGCAGGATCTCTGACGAGATCTACCCCGATCACATTGCTTGGGCGCTGGAGTGCAACCTCAACGCCCGTGAGCAGCTGGAATTCAGCTTCGCCGGCTATCTGACCGACTCCACGATGCGCCACCTGAACGCCCTGGGCGTGCGGGCCGAGACCGTGCGAGAGGACGAGTACGGCCCACGAGGCGGGTGCAAGGCCGGTCGAACCGTGGCCCTGCTGAATGGGCGCGAAGTCGATCCCAATAAGTTCTATGGACTGAAGCGCCTGGCCGCCATGCCCAAGTGGAAGCAGCCGGAGCCGCCGGCCTGGGCCACCCCGCACATCGCGAACCGGCGCTTGGCCTATGCGCGCGAAGCTGGCCAACAGGAGCTGGCCTTTGCCTGAGACGCTTGGGCTCGAAGAGGCCGCGCAGCTGGCCCGCATGCACCCGGCTACGCTGCGTGCGCGGGCTGCTGCCGGCAAGGCTCCTGGAGCCAAGCCAGGCAAGGAGTGGGTGTTCATCAAGGCCGATCTGCTGGAGTGGATCCGCAGCGGCTACAAGCAGGAGGTCCAGGCGCCATGTCGCTCTACAAGCCGAAGGGGACGCAGTTCTGGTGGGTCAACATCTCTCACGCCGGTGAGCGGGTACGCCGATCAACTGGGTCAACTGATCGCGCAGAAGCGCAGCGGGTCCACAATGAGATCCAGACCGAGCTGTGGCGAGCCAAGCCCGTCACTGGCAAGAAGACCTGGGGCGAGGCCGTCCTCGCCTGGTGCAGAGTGACACCGCGCAGCGAGTCTGAGTTGCTGAGCCTGCGCAAATTCGCCGCGCGCTTTCACGATAGACCGCTCGCTGAGGTCACTGCCGATGACGTCGACAAGGCCCTCAGCTTCTGCGAGTCCGCTGGCACCTACACGCGCTACCGCACCATGATCGCCGCCGTGCTCAAGCTGGCCGTCACCAACGGCTGGCTTGATAGAGCGCCCGTCCTGCACAAGCGCGAGGGGCGCAAGCCCAAGCGCCGGGCTTGGCTCACGCCCGAGCAGTGGGACGCGCTCTATAGAGAGCTGCCCGCGCACCAGAAGCCTGCCGCGTTCTTCGCCCTGCTCACAGGGCTGCGCCAGGCCAATGTGCTCGGGCTGACCTGGGACCGCGTGGATCTGCAGCGCGAGCTGGTGTGGGTCGAGGCTGAGGACACCAAGTCCGACGAGCCTCTGTCCGTGCCACTGGCGCCCGAGGCCGTGGCTCTGCTGCGGGCACGCCGTGCGGCGCAGAAGGATGAAGTCCCCGCCGCCACCCACGTCTTCACGCTGCGCGGCAAGCCCTTCGGCGAGATCAAGACGGCGTTCATCGCCGCCTGCGTCCGCGCCGGCGTGGGCGAGTACATCGACGGCCGGTACCAGGGCTTCACCTGGCATGGTCTGCGCCACACCTGGGCCACTTGGCACGCACAGGCCGGCACGCCGCTGGACGTGCTGAAGGAGCTGGGTGGCTGGGCGGACCTGCGCATGGTCCTGAACTACCGCCACCACGCGCCGAACCACTTGGCGCGCTACGCAGGGAACAACCTCAATGTCAGACAGAAACCAGATCGTCCCGGCACTGAAGATTGAAGAGGTCATGGCGCTCGTACTGGAGGGGAACGAGCTGCGAGTCGACGCCCTCCGCTTCAGCATCACGCCTCGTGGCCTGACGCTCTGCTACCTCTTCAAAGGGCAAGTGCTCACCCGCCGCGAGTTCGGCCACATTGCCTTTGCGATGGGCGCCGAGATCGAAATTCGTGACCTCGAATGTCGGCTGAAGGTGGACTTCCAATGACCATGCTCCAGATCCCAATTACCCAGCTCACCACGCTGAGCCTGGAGCACCCGAACCTGCCAATCACGCGCACGAGCGATGAGGTCGTGGCATACCACGGACCCGTGCGCCTCAAATTCGAAATCCCCGAGCGCCACAAGAGCGTCGCCCTTGTGGCGTACCTCGACTTCCTGGGCGAGTTCGATCTCGGACGTAAGCCGCTCCCCGAAGGCCTCAAGGCCGGCACGTCAGAAGGGTTCAGTGTTGAGGGGTGGTGGCACGACACAGCGCCGGTCAGCGGAGTCGACCTCCTAGCGTCCATGACTGGCGCCCAGATCCGGCTGCTGCTAAACAGGGCCGACCGCGGACACCTGCAGACGGAAATGACTTACGAAAAATCCGACCGGGTCTACCTGGCCACGGCCAAGGTGACCCTCCGCGTCGACCTGCGCCTTTGCCACGAACTATGACATCGCAGCCTGCTCTCAGGCTCTCTGACGCAGTTCTCAGCAGAAACGAAGAGGGCCACTCACCGAGTGGCCCTCTATGAAAACTGGTAGGCGCGATTGGACTCGAACCAACGACCCCCACCATGTCAAGGTGAGGCGATCGCGGAAAACTTCTTGTGGGGTCATGCACTTAGGGTAGTGCTTTGACATCTACTATGCCAGGCTCACTTAGACCCTGGAGCGAAGAGCCCCAAAGTCTGTTGTGACCTTCAACCCCGTTGCGGCCGCATTCACCCGCTTCGCGTTCACGACAGGCCCTCAGCGGCGCCCTCCAAACTTCCACCCAATCAGCTCGCCGGAACTCTATAGGAAAAATAATTTATTTAGGGCTACTATTTTCTGAATAGAGGATCAGATTGGAATTTGGAATATTGGAAGGTAGTTCAATTCTTCATAGGAGAGCCGAGTTCCTTAGCCCTACCAATCTTCCGATCGTCACTCACGAAAACGAGCTTCGGCCACATCCCCAGTTTCAAAAGCGCCCCGGTACAGGGCATTCGCCGGCATCGACTTCAGCGCAAAGGGGGCGAACTCAGCGTCCCCACCGATGACCTCAGCGGCCTTGCGCAGCTGCTCCACAGTGGGCCCGAACATCGACGAGAGCCCGTACTGGCTGGCGTCCAGAGGGAACTGGCCGACGCCCAGCAGGCCCGCGCGCTCCACGCCGTGGCCGACGTAGTCTTCGACGCCCCACTCTTCGTCGCCCAGGTCATTGCCGGTGAGCAGCGCCTTCGTGGCGTCGGCCGCGATCATGATCGGCACGTAGCTGGCCAGCGCGTAGGCCGGCGCCATGTTGCCGTGCTTGGCCTCGTGCGCCACGCGCTTCAGGATCGTCTCTTGGAAGCTGAAGGCGAACTGCTTGAGGTGCGCGATGAGGGCGAAGTGCGGATCGCTCATCCACAGCGGCTTGTCCGCCGCGTCGGGGCGCAGCACGGCGCCGTCTACCCACTGGTTGATCGCTGCGGCCACCTTGGGGTTGCCCGACGCCATCAGCTTGCCCTCGGGGCTCAGCTGCACGTCGCCCGGCTCCAGGCCCAGCTCAGCCATCCAGCGAGCGCTGTGTGGGCTGGCCTTGCCGTCTGCGTGCTTGGCGATGAAGTTCACCGCCGCTTCGGTCGCAGCCACGCGCATGCTGGTGTTGAACTGCTCGACGAGGTTGTACTTGAACAGCTTGTCGTTGATCGCGCGGCCGGTGTCGCCCACCATGCCCTGGCTGAACGACGTGCCCAGCGCGTGGTTCAGCGTGGCGCTCTCGATCGTGCCGATCAAGGCGGCGAACTTCGTCGCGTCGTCGTGCGTCGGGCTCTTCTTGAACCCCTTGGGGATCTCGCGGATGCCGCGCTGGAACGCGCGCCACGCATCGCCCACCGAGCCGCCGCGCACCATGATGCCGGCCGGGTCCACTACCGAGCTGAAGATCATCAGCGGCAGCAGGCGCAGGTTCTGGTAGACCATGATGTTGCCCTGCAGCCGGCGGGCCTCGGGGCTGATCGTGTCGCCCAGCGTGCCGTCCACGGCCATCATGTACTTGGTCGCGGTCTGTAGGTCGGCCTCGGACGCGCCTTCCTTGCGCGCACGGGCCAGCAGCTGGTCGAATTTGGCGTTCGCCTTGCCGTCCGCGTCGAAGCGCCGCGCCCACTCCGCCCGGCGCGTGGCCTGGGTGACGTAGCCGTCAACGATCCGCATCAGGTCCTTCTGCATGAAGGGCGCCAGCGCAGCGTCGGGCACCTTGGCCAGATCGCGACGCTTCAGGTGCTGCATGCCGGGGCGTGAGGTCTCCACGTCAAACTCGGCGCCCTCGGTCGTCATCAGGCGCTGCATGACGCTCTCGGGGTCCTTGATGCCGTGGGTCTTCAGGACATCGACGAAGGCGTCTTTGTTCGACGAGATGTAGCTCAGGTCGTAGACGCGCGGGAAGTAGTCCGGGCCCAGGTCGCCCACCTCGACGCCAGCCGCCTCCATGTAGGCCTTGGTCTCGGCCAGGAGCTTGCGCGTCATGTGGACGGCCACCTTGCCCTCGGACGTTTGCGCCTGGGCAAGTTCACCCTGCAGCACGCCTAGCGCGTCGCGCATGTCTGCGTCGGTGGCGTTGCCCAGGCGCTCGGCGAATTCATTCATCCGCGTCACCCGCTCGCGGCGCGACGTGGGCAGGTAGCCCTGGTCGCCGCCCACGGACGTGCCCTGGCGCTTGATCACGTCGGCCAGCTCGTTCAGGGCCGGGATGCCGGTGTCGCGCAGGCGCTGGTGGCCCGCCACTGCGACCGCCTCGCCCAGCTGGCGCAGGGGCTCAGTGGCCTTCTTGAACCACTCCAGGCGGGCGTTGGTGCCAGACTCCATGAGGGCCTGGCGCACGGCGTCGGGCTTGCTCATGTTCTTGGCGTAGTCGCCACTGTGGAAGTACTCCATGATGTGCAGGGCGCGCTGGTCGTTCGACCACACCCCCAGCACCGAGCGGATGAACTCGGCGATCTTGCCGAACACGCCCTGAGCCGGCTTGCCCAGACCGAGAGGCTCGGTGAGCTTCATCTTGGCGAGCTGGTGGAACTGGTACATGTAGGCGATGCGCTCCTCGGGGTCGTTCAGCTGCTTCAAGGCCTCGGGCTGGTCCTTCAGCTTTGCGCGCAGGGCCAGCATGACGGAGGGGCTCTCCGCGGCCTTGCGCAGCACGTCGACCATGTCGCCGCCCTTGGCCTGGGTGAGGTTCTTGATGAAGCCGTGCATCGACTCGTGGAAGGCCACGCTCATCGGGTTCAGGCTGTGCATCGAGATGCGGATCAGGTCCTCGACGTTCGCGCGGGACACGAACTCACCGGCGTGCATGATGTTGGCGACTGCGACCTTGATCTTGGGGCCGAGCACCTTGCGGATGTAGTCAGCGGCCGCCTTGAAGTCGCGCGGGCCGGTGGCGTTCGGGTCGACGCCCTCCATGCTGTACTTCTTCGTCAGCATGCCGTATGCGTTGTCCGGGTCTTCGGCCAGGGTACGGAGGCGGTCGTTGACGGTGTCCAGCGCGCCGCCGCGGAGCTTGGCCCCGGCCAGCGCCTCGGCCGCGCGCTGCAGGCCCTTCACATCGCTCGACGCCTTCAGCTCGCCGATCAGCGCTTCGTCACCAGAGGCTGCTCGCTCCAGGAAGGCGGCCTTTTTGGCCGCCACGGCTTTTGGGTCGGGGGAGCCCTCCGCGTCCTTGATGGTCCGCACGAGGTCGCCGCGTTTGTCCCGCACCTCCAGGTGCCCAGGGCGGATCTGCTGCACCACGTAGTCGCGGAACTCTCCGCGCATCGAGACGGTGTCGGAGAGCGGCGCAGGGTCGGCGAAGGCCTTGGCGGCTTCGCGCGCCGCAGCGTCGAGATCTGATGCAGCGCCCTTCTTCTGGGCGATGGCGCCGCTCGGGCCCAGCAGCGACGGCGCTCGGCTGCGCTCTGGGGTGATGCCCGTTGGGGTGATGCTGTCCAGGCCCTTGGTGCCCTGGAACGTCGGGCCGAAGGGGTCAGGGTCTGTCTGGCCTGTGGCCAGCTCGGTCTCCTTGCGACGGTCAATCTCCGCCAGGACTCGTTCGCCCATCTTCGCCAGCGACGCGGCTTCCTTAGGGTCTTCGGCCTCGCGCCACTTCGCGCGCACGCGCTGCAGCGTGGCGCGCAGCTCAGCGTCGGTCGCTTCGGGCAGGCCCTGCTCCAACACCACGTCGGCCTTCGTGCCCGGCTTCGAGCGATCGACGCCCAGCTTCTGCGCGTCGCCCCAGGTCAGGCCCTGCTTGTTGATCACCGTGCTGTCGGGCACCTCGAACGCTACGCCCAGGTGATCCTGCAGAGCGGCGATGCCGTCGGCGAACATGCGCGCGTCGCGCCCGCCGCGCTGGTCGCGTGGGTCGTACGGCTCGGTGTCCTTCGAGCGCTTCGCCATGCTCTCAGTGATCTTGACCGCGTCGAACACGGTCTTGCCGTCGCCGACCTTCACGGCGCTCGGGGAGTTGTCGCGGCCGCGGTCGATCGCCATGCGCTTGACCTCGCCGTTGTCCAGCGCGAGGTGGCCGGCGGGCAGCTCGTTCACGACGGCGCCGAACTGGCGCATCTCGTCAGCGACGAACTGGTTCAGCCCCTCGCCCTTCAGCCCGCGCTCCAGCTGCCCCTGCTTGTGCAGCTTCTCGGCCTGGGCCTTGACGAGGTAGTGGTCGGGGCCCAGCTCGTCGGCCGAGGCCCAGCGCGCGCCGGGGTGCGTGGCCTGGGCCTTCTCCAGCGCTTGGGCCTGGGCGGACTTGAAGCCGTTCTTGCCCGGGTTGAACTCCTCGGCCTTTGCCAGGGTGCCGAAGGTGCGCAGGCGCGGCTTCTCTTCAATGCCGATCTGCTCGCCCTCATCGCTGCGCAGGCCGGCGGCGTCGCTGCCCTCCAGGCGCTCAGACTTGACCGTCGCCGCCTTCGCCTCATCAGGCGTGCCGGCCAGCATGTTCTCTTTGCGCGGCACCAGCTTGTCCACAGCATCCAGCACCGCGTCCGCCTTGCTGCCGAACTCGGCGCGCAGCTGCTGGCGCATGCGGGCGTCGTCGAAAGCGCGGGCTGCTGGGTTCAGCTCGCCCGTGGCCTTCGTGGCCCACTCGATCAGACCGCCGGCCACTTGGCGCGCGTCCTGCATCGAGACTTCGTTCGGGCCCTTCACGTACGAGTCGCGGATCGTGTTCAGCAGGTCGGTGTGCGCCTCCTGCACCTTGAGCAGCTCCGTCGCACTGTTGAAGAAGTTCTCCAGCTGCTTCGGGTCGTCGACCTTCATGCCCTGGCGCACACGGTCCAGCACATTCGCCGTGTGCTCGCCCGTCACGTCGATCAGGGCGGTCAGCTTGTCGGCGCTCAGGGGCTTGCCGCTGAGCATCTCGGTCATGGCACCGCGCAGGGCCGGGCCAAGGGTCTGCAGGTTGCCGTCCTCCAGCAGGTGCGGTGCGCGCTCCGTCAGGTAGGGCGCCACGTTGTCGACGATGGCCTTGTTCACGCCGCTGTAGTCGGCGCTCTGCTTGGTGCCGTCAGGGCTGGGCTCTGCCTTCGGGGTGAACTTCTCCGCCAGGCGCTTCACGCTGCCGGCGGTGTCCTGGGCGGCCTGCCACGCCTTGCGGGCGCCTGCCACCACCTTCTGGTTCGCCGTGTCGGCCAGGTTGCTGGCGGCCTGGCGCACCTCGGGGGTGAGGTACTTCTCGGGCAGCTCGCTGGCCCACTTCGTGGCGGCGTTCTGGCGCAGCACCCCGTCCTCGGCCACCGCGCCGCGCAGCGCGCCCTCGGTCTTGCCGGCGAAGCTCTCCGGGTCGAAGAACTCCTCGCCGCTGGCCACACGGTCCATCAGCTTGCGGCCCTTGTCCTTCAGGCTGCCCAGCGCTGCGCCGACGCCCTCGGCGGCCGAGGAGGCCTTGGTGCCCAGGTCGAAGCCCTCGGTGGCGCTCTGGACCTTCCCGCCCAGATCCAGGCCCTCAGCAGCGGCCTTGGCGCGGCCTACAAAGCCTCCGACGGCCTGGGCGGCATCCTGGGCTTTCCCGCCCAGATCCAGGCCCTCCACGGCCCCAGGAACGGCCGTCGCGGCGTCCTTGGCCCGGCCCACCAGGCTCTGGGCCTGCGCGCCTAGGGTTTCCCCTAGCTTGCCTGCCTTTTCCTTCATGCTGCCGACGAAGTTGCCCGGCTGCGCGGCCGCCGTGTGCAGGGCATGAGGCACTGCGCCAGTCAGGCCGAGGGCGCCACCCAGGGCACCGCCCTCGAAGGCCGCGCGCTTTGCCGCCTCCAGGTCGTAGGTCCGGGTCGGGTCGATGCCCTGCTCGCCCGTCTGGCGCACCAGCTCCGCCCCGCCCTCGGCGGCGGCGTTCGCCGGCACGTCTGCCAGCGCGCGGCCAATGACGCGCCCCGGCGTGGCCTTGCCTGCGATGCGGGCCGCCACACCAGCGGGCACGATGTTCTGCAGCGCGGCGGAGCCAGCTGCGTACGGCAGGGCCTGGGCCAGGCGCTCGCCCGAGGTCATCCGCTCCGAGCCGGCCACGCCGTCCTGACGCTGCAGCTGGTCGCCCAGCTCGAACGGTACCGTCGCCAGCGTGCCGGCGGCCAGGGCTGGCACCGCGCCGCCGCCGGTCAGCGCTGCGGCGCCGAGGCCGGCGGCCATGACCGGAGCGCTCTGCCCCACGGCGCCGGCTGCCCAGCGCAGGCCGTTGCGCACGCCGTCGACCTGGTCGAAGGATGTGAGGCCCACGGCCTCCTGAGCGGCTTCTTGCTGCCCCGCCGCCGCACGCTGCAGGCGTGCCGAGCCGTCCAGGCCCAGGGCGTTCATGCCGTGCCCGGCCAGCGTGTTGAGCTGGCTCATGGCGGAGGTGCCGCCGGAACGGAGGCCTTGGGCGAAGTCTCCGCTCACGCCTTGCGCACGCTGCGCGGCGGCTTCGAACTCGGGGTCGAAGCCCGCGCGGCGAGTGTTCAGATCGCGGATGGTTTGGGTCATGTCAGTTGCCCGTCTGCGAGGCGAGAAGGTCGTACTTGTTCGTCGGGGTGCCGAACATGCGGATGCGGTTGCCCTCTTCGGTGTCGAAGAAGCGCGCCGGGATCGTTTGGCCCTTGGCTCGTCCCTCGCGCGTGATCACGCGGTCGCCGTTCTTTGCGACGTACAGATCGGTCAGGTCGAGCGGGTCCACGGTCTTCAGTGCGTCGGGCGCCCATGGGACCCAGCTGGCGTTCTCGCGCATCGTGCGTAGCAGGTCGCTCGCAGCGAAGAGCTGCTGCTCGGCGCGCGGGCTCAGCTTGTCGACGCCATCGAGGCCGAGGCGTGCCACAGAGCGGTCAATGCCTCGGCGATATTCGGCCGCTGCGGCCGCGTTCACGACGGGCTTGCCGTCCACCATCGTGGTGTTGGCCGCCTCGATGTTGCGCTGCAGGTTTGTCTCACGGGTTTGTTTCTGCTCGAACGCTTTGTCGCCCCGGTTAGCGCGGAACTCCGCCAGCTTGATCTCGCGGTCGAACGCGTCTTTCTCGGCGGCGCGCTCGATGGAGCGCAGCGAGGTGCGCGCCACGGTCTCGCGGCCCATCAGGTCCAGGTCCTGGCCGCGGCGCGTGGTGGCGTCGGCGCGCAGCCCGGACTGCTCTTGCGCGTCGGCTTCGTAGCGTCGGGCGTCGGCCTGCATCTGCGCTGTGCGCAGCGTGGCCTGGCGGTCCTTCTCCCTTTCAGGTAGGCCGGCGTAGTTGAAACGCTCGTTGGCCGCGCTGCTGAGCGTGGCGCCGCCGAAGCCGCCCATGCCTGGAGTTGCGCCCCGGGAGTACCCCGGATCGCCCAGGGCCGCTGCAGCCTGTGCTGGCGTCAGCTGAGCCATGGCCTCGGCCCGCTGGCGGTCCAGGGCTGGGGAGACGGAGGCGAAGTTGTCGGCCGGCATGGAGGTCAGGCCGTACTCGCCAGGCATGCGGCGCAGAGTGCCCTCGTAGCCGAAGCCCTCGCGGATGTTCTCGCCGCTGAACTCGTTGCCGTTGCGCACCGTGATCATGTTGTCCGGGGCAGCCGGCTCTTGGGGCTTGGAGGCACGGACTTGGGACTGGGTAGCTTTGCCCGTGGCGTCATAGACCTGGGGGAGGCGATCGACGCCGCGGATCTGAGAGGGCGGCCCCGAGGGGCTCGCGCCGCCGGGGGCTTGGCGGTCTCGGTATAGCTTGTCTGCGAGCCCCAGGGTCATGGTGCTCCCGACATCGGACGCGTACCCCAACGCGCGCAACCCAGCGAACTTAGCGATGTCGCCGACGCTGCCGTCGCCGGTGGGCTCGTCCATGCCGAAGCGCTTTGCGTAACGAGCAGTGCTGTCTTCCTTCAGGCTGCCGACAGCGGACACGGCCGCTGTGACCGGACCGGACATTCTTCCGGCGAACCTAACTATCGGCGCGGCCCTCCGCCCGAGCGGGGAGTCGAGCGCCTGCTTGCCAAGGTCCGCCGCGCGTCGCCCAAGGTCCGCTGCACGCTGAGTGAAGCCCTGCGGCTGTGGACGGGGCTGAGGGTTGAAGTCCTTTGCACGCCGCGCCGCGTCCTCGGCCTGGAATGCGGCGCCCTGCGGAGACTTGACCTTGTCCGCGTAGGGGTTCGTGTTCGTCGGCCCGGGGGCAGGAGGGATCGGACCCGGGCCGAACTTCGGCGGGGCCGGCGGGGCCGCAGGCTGCTGAGGGCTGGGGGGGATGACCGAGGTTGGCTGGCGCGGACCCGTTGTGGCGGGGCTTACAAACCCTTGCTGAGGCCCACGAATGCCATCAGGTTTGCGCAAGCCTTCTGGTGCACGGATGCCGTCGGGGCCACGAACGCCTTCTGGTGCGCGAATGCCGTCGGGCCCACGGATGCCTTCGGGCTTGCGCAGCCCCTCCGGCGGGTCTGCCGGGTCCAGAGAGCCGACGCGGTCCAGCGCGGCCTTGATGCTGGCGCGCTGCGCCTCTTCCGGGGACTTGGCCATTCTGTAGCTCCTGCGTTAGGTCTACCGAAGATTGTAAGAGCCGAGCCCAGGTGGTAGAAGGTGAGGATGGGAGCCCTAAAAACCTATCTGCTGGCTGCGCTTTTGAGCCTGCCCGCCCTCGCCCACGCCCAAGCCTGGAAGTGCCAGATCGACGGCAAGACCGTCTTCTCCGACGTGCCGTGCAAGGGCACCTTCATCGACACGAGCAAGCTGAACGGCAACACGGTGGCGCCGGTCAAGGCGCCGCCCCCACCGCCGCGTCCGGTTCGAGAGGAGTTCGCTACGGCGCCGATGGGTGGGATCGTGGATTCGCGTAACCGCGCACGCGCTGGTTGCCCGACGCCCGCCGAGGTGCGGGATCTTGAGACCAGTGCCAGCTCGAACAACATGGGCGCCGAGGCACGCGAGGGACTGAAGAAGGCGCAGCAGCGCGCTGAGTGGTGTCGGCAGGGGCTCAACCCCGCCGAGATGGCGGCCAAGCAGCGGGCCTTGGACGCGGAGGAGAAGCGGATCCGCGCGATCGTTCGATCCGCCCTTCCAGCCGGGCTCTGACTCACACGTCGATGGACCCCGGCAGCCCAGGCGCCGCACGTTTGTCGGAAGTTTCGCCGTCGTATTTGAACGCCACCGACACCGACTCGCTCGAACTGCCCGAGCCACTGATCCCCGCCTGCGCGTTCATCATGCTGTAGGCCGAAGCGGCGAGCTGGGCGTACACCTGAGCGCCGACTTTCGCTGCGTCCAGCCGCGCGTTGTTCGCCTGGATCAGGTTGTCGCCGTTGATCTTCGCGGCCTGGATGCTGATCTGCTGGCTGGCCTCGTAGTTCTTGATCTGGCCTTCCCACACGCGGGTGTGCATGTTGGCGGAGGACTCCAGCGCGACCGCAGCGGCCTTGTAGCCGTCGAGCAGCGAGGTGGACTGGAGCCCCAGCGCGGCGAGACGTGAGCGTTCCGCCTCGACCCGGGCGCGGTAGCCCTCCCACTCGTTTGTCTTCACGCGGGCGAGCACTTCGTAACGGCCCAGCTCCAGGCGGGCCACCTCGGCTTGCGCCCCGGCTGTGGCAGCGAAGGCGTCTGCCTCGGCTTTGTACGCCTCGACCTTCACGGCCTCAGCCTGCACGCCGGCCTTGTAGCCTTCGATCTTGGCGGTCTCTGCGTTGACCTGCGCCACGTAGCCGCGCACACGTTCGCCTGCGGCGGAAATCTTCGCCTGCTCGATCGTGACCAGGGTCTCCGCCCCTGCGAGCTGAGCCTTGTAGATCTCGACCTGGGCGAGCGCCGCCTCCATGCCGGCACGGTACTGATCGACCAGCGTCTTGTTGACCTCGGCCTTGGCGCGCTCGCCTTCGATCTGGGCTTTGTAGACCTCAACGCCGATCTGGGCTGCCTCGGTCTCGGTCTTGAACTGCTCGGCCAGCGTGCGGTTCATGTCCGCCTTGGTCTGCTCCGCGACCATCTGGGCCTTGTACGCCTCGACCTTCGCCATCTGCCCGTCGATGATGGCCTGGTACGCCTGGGCGTAGGTCTGATAGGCCGTCAGCAGCGCCTTGTACTTGTCGACCTGGGCGTTGTAGCTGGCGATGGTGTTGGACGCCAGCTCACGCGCCGAGTCGAACGCGATGCGCTCCAGCTGCAGGGAGTAGTCGATGAGCTTGCCCTCCAGGTCGATGCCCGCTGCAATCGACTGCTTGAGGTTCTCCTGCTCCAGCTCGGCCTGCTTGATCGAGATCTCGCGGTTCTGGTCCGTGAGCTTTTCGAAGTACATCTGCTGAGCGTCGCGCACCTGGGCGGCGACCACACCGGGGGGCAGCTGGAAACCCAGCGCTTCGGATGTGCGCAGAGCCTCGGCCTCGTTCGCCTGCCAGACCGCCGTCTCCCGTACCCGTGCGCGGTCCCAGATCGCCTGCTCGACGGTGGGGTTCAGCCCAGTGCCGCCCGCCAAGCGCGTGTTGACCAGTGCCTGCACGTTCGTCAGGAGCGTCGAGGCGTACTCCGGCCCTACGCTGTAGCTGTACGGAGTTGGCGCCACCAGGCTCAGGGCAGGGATCGTGGTCAGGTTGTCGAGGTACGCCTCGTTCAGGTCCACCCCGCCGAATGCAGGGGTGGACAACGCGAGGTAGCTCGGTACCGACGGCAGCGAAATGGACGGCGTGCTCGGCAGTGTCACCGCTGCGAGGGTCGGGGCACTGGGCAGCGTCAACGTCGGCGCGGTCGGCAGGGTGACCTCCGCGACGTCGGGGATCGTAGGCAGCGCCCCGTAGCTGATGACCGGTGCGGTAGGGAACGCAAGCGTCGGCGCAACTCCCGTGAACTCGTCCACCGTGAATGCGGGTTCCGCCAGGACGAACGCCGCCGGCTCTGAGGGCGGCACGAACGCGATAGTGGGCATCGTCGGCTGCGCGGGCAACGTCGGGAGCGACGGTGCGGCGATCGTCGCCCAGTTCACGCTAATGGTGGGCGGGGCGTAGACGAGCCCGTTCAGGGCTGCGATGAATGAGGCCGACTCCGCTTTCGCGGCGTTGGCGTAGCTCATCGCCTGACTAAAGGTCGACGATACGAGTTCTGCTGGGGAGGCCATGGTTACACCCTTCGAGAAATGGTTTGGGCCTCCAGCACGTCGATCTGGTCTAGTTCGAAGTTAGATCCGTCCACGTTGCTGTAGCCGACTGCAAAGTAATTTTCGCGGAACCCGCGCCCTGGCTTCGTACGCGACTCCCCGCCCTCTCGCACGACCAGGTCATAGGTGTACTCCTCGGTTTCTCCGTACATCGTGACCGCCGCCGTGCCGCTGCCTTTCAGAGAGAAATACACCATGTCGACGAACTTTTTCTTCGAGCTTCCCCACAAGGGCTTGCCGGTGACGATATTCGCGACGATCGGCTCTGTGAGGTCTTTGTCGCCGCCCAGCAGGAACAGACCTGTCACGGAGCCGGCGTGCGTGGGGGTGATGGCGTGGAAGTCGAAATTCGTGTACTCCGAGACCGCCCCCGTCTGTGTGTTCATCACGATGGTGTTCATGGCTAGACCCTGTAGAGCTTGATGTCGCGGTCGACGGGCGCGGGGCGCGTCTCGCCATCCTTGGCGGGGATGTTGTTGGACCACACGTTGAACGCGCCGTCGCGGATCTCGATGTGGTGTTTCTGGGCCAGAAAGGCGGCGAACCCGGGCATGTAGAACCACGCGTCCCCGACCTCCGCATTGTTCTCCCGCGCGCTGCAGCCAGTGGTGTCCAGCAGCCAGAGCGCGTCAGCCAGCGCCGCGTCGCCCAGCGTGAAGGTGCGGGCGTACAGCACGCCGGTCGGCTGGCGGCGGTGCGGGCGGTCGCGCCCGTAGGACCACTCAAGCCCGATCTTGCTGTCCATCTCCCCTCCCGCTGAATGGAAATCCTGGCATGCGAGGTTCAGGTTGTCGGCTTGAGTGGAGGTGATCGTTTCCAACTGGCGCAGTACCCGAATCGGCGGAGAGAATGGCGGCGGCACGCGCACGGGGATTGTCTCCAGCCCCGAGGGCGGCGTGTTCGGCGAGAAGAACACATTCACCTTCTGCACCGTCGAGAACTCAAACGCCGGGCGGACGTGGGTCGCTGAGTAGAGTTCCTGCTGGATCATCGCTTCGCCGCCCCAGCGCGACTCGAAGGTGATTGTCACTTCGTAGGTCGGTAGGTCAGCAATGGTCATTTCGCCCTGATCCGAGCCCGTCCAGCGAGCCCCCGAGCACAGCACCTCGACCTTGAGCGCGGCGTAGAACTCGCCTCGGTGGTCGTAGTCGATGACGTAGCGGCTCGTGAGCGAGTACTCCCCTGTGTTCACGGGAGTGTTGTTGGCGGTGACGGTGGTGGTGGTCTGCCCGTGCAGGAAGTCCGGGTCTGGGTAGTCGGCTGCCCACGGTGCCGTGATGCTCCGGGTGTCGGTGCTAGTCGCGTGGGCCACAATCCCCTCGTGGGTGTATCCCCAATCCTTGGGGACCGTGAGGATGGTGGTGTATGGCGGGGGCCCGATCAGCCCCAGGTAATGCGGGGCGAATCCCGCGATCCTGGTGAACTTGATGTCGGTGTATTTGTTGCCAGTGATGCGCCCGCCAAGCGTGCCCTCAAGCGCCTGAAACTCTCCCGCCCACCCCAGGTCAATGGTGACGCTCGGGGTGCCAGACACGCTCATGTTCGTATCCACTCGTTTCATCTCGAAGGTCGGCTGACCGAAGTAGCTCGGCGGAAACTCATACCCCAGCTCCGAGATCGCTACTTTCTTGAATCCGCCGCGCCAGTACACGTCCACCGAGTAGTCCAGGCTGATCTCCGCCCGTACCGCGTGCGTCCCGGAATACTCCGCCGCCCGCGCGGCGACTTCCAGTACTGTCAGCGTCGGAGCCGGTTCCGCGGGAGGCTGCAGCTCCTCCCGATGCGCGCCTTCGGTGCGTACGAGATCGAACCCGCCGTAACTGAGATGGTTGATCAGCTCGCGAGCCACCACGTCGAACCCATGCCAGAGGTCGGTGTGGGCCCATCCGAATCCGTCCGTCCCGAGGTACGCCCGCCAAATATGCGCCTTGTCGTCGATGTTCTCGACGCCGAGCGTGTCGAACACCGCCGGTGCGGGGATTGGCACGTTGATCGGCATGACGACGTTCTCCGTCGCGCTGTCCTCCAGGGTGTAGGTCTCATCTCCCGTACGGGCGAGCACCTCGTTCCTGAACCTCCCCGCCCAGATGTTGCCCGTCTCCGCGATCTGCGCCCACCGGAAGTGCTGCACGACGACGAGGGTGCCGTCGCCGGTCTGCGCCGGGGGCGCGTGGACTGGCGCCTCGGGGTCAGCGACGAGGATCGCCGCGCTTAGCGCTGCGGTGTAGAGTGTGGCGCCCTCGTCGTCGAGGATGAGGTTCTCGCGCGCGTAGTGCGGCGGGTCTGTGTAGCTTGCAAGTCCTGTGGGCTTGCGCAGTGACAGCGGAAGCGTGAACTTCGCCCCGGCGGCCGAGTCGACTGCCGTCGCGACGCTGCGGTCTTCGTAGTCCCACAGCACCTCTTCCGCCAGCGTGACGGAGTACAGCGAACTCGGAGGCACGCCCCGGATAGTCTGCTCGTAGCTGCGCACCGGAGTCTTTAGCTGCGGCGGGACGGGCGGGAGAACACGCCAGGTGATCGTCTCCCCCACCCCCCGGCAGTAGAAGAGCGGCCCCGACCAGTCGGTCAGCAGCGCGAAGCCGTGGGGTAGCCCTGGGATCTCCTCGGCGGACCTCACGGGCAGCTCCACCTGCACTTCGTCGACGCCTTGGATCGAGGTCATGCGGACCTTCATCCCGTCTCCGAACACGTAGTTGCGGGTGGTGTGCTGCGCCAACGAGAGGTTGTTCGCCGTGCAGAATGTTTGGTACAGCTTGCTCACCGACTCCATCTGCGTCTCGGTGATCTTTCCGTCGCCGCCACGCACGACCAGGCGCGCTGGCGGGCGCCCGCCGCGAGGGTCCCCGGCGAAGGTGATGTAGTTGTCGTTGAACGTTTTCATTGCGGGATAGCGATGTATTGGGGCACGCCGGCTGCGAACCGGAACACTGCGGCCACCTCTGCCACGTCGGTGCGGTAGCGGCTCTCCCCCATTCGGGTGACGGAGCCGTTCGCGAACCCCATGACCAGGGTCTGGTCGGCGATGAACGCGGCGCCGTTGCCCGGGGCGCCGCTATCGCTCGGCGGAGTGAACCCGTTCGGGATGGAGACCCCGGACCCCAGCACCACGGGTCCGGGGATCGCCACCGTGTAACTGAGCTTGTCGAACTCGGTTCCCCGCAGGAACGCCAGTTCCGTCGTAGTCCCGACGAACAGCCCGTCTTCGACAGGCACTACAGAGGTAACGTCACCTGAGAACTGCTTGAAGTCTCGGCGCAGATCAAAGTGCGCCCATGAGTGAGGGCGCGAGGCGTAGAGCACGCTGCCTTCGGCGACCAGCGCTCGCCCGCGCCAGAACGCTAGGCACCGCCCAGCGGGCGGTGGGTCGCCGAACTCTGTGCGTAGGGGCTGCGCGAACGAGGCCGCGGCCCCCGTGAACGTGAACACTGCAGTCAAGGTCGTACCAATCAGCAGCCCGTCGAGGTACACGGCGAGCTTGTGCCCCGACAAAGTCGGGAGCCCGGTCAGCATGAACCCGCCCTCCAACTGCTCGGGCGGCGCGTATGTGGGGGCGCTCTCCAGCCCGTCAGCGAGGCGAATGAAAGTGAGGGCGTACTGGTGCTCGCCCGCCAGCATGCTCCCTGCTGTCTCGGTCGCCGCCCCCACGCTCGCTGGGGGGGAGACGCCCCAGGCGAGGGCGGCCCCGCCGGAGGTGAGCCCCGAGATCGCGCCGTTACTGAACGCTGTGCGCCCATCGGGCAGGTTCACATACCAGACCCGCGCCGGCCCTAGCGCCGCCTGCACGGTGGTGCGGTCGCCGTTCGGCGCGATTGCGACGAGGTCGTTACCGTCCACGGTCGCCAGCATGAACCCCTGGGCTTGCCAGAGATTCTTGTGGCAAGTGTCCAGTACCTCGCTGTATCCTGCTCGGCGGCTTAGCGCCCCGTTCGCGCTGATGTCCGCGTTTGTCGCGGCGGTCAGCTCTTTTGAGGTCAGCCGGTGCGCGGGCTGCACGTTGTTGATGCCCGCGAAGGTCTTGAAGGTCAGCATGTGGTGTCCCGCACAAGTAGGCCGAGGCCGAAGCCCGTTCCCGGATGAAGGTGAAGCGCGCGGTGGCGCTGGACTGCGGCCGGCGCCCCCAGCACGCCGTGCTCGGCGCCGGCGGCCCGATGCCCCAGCACTGCTGCGCCGCGGGGGGTGCCCACCCGCCCGGTTCGGTTGATGCCGTAGGCCATGTACGTGCGCGAGCTGGCTCCGCTGGGTGTGCCGAGATACGTACGCGGGGGCAGGCTCGCTGCCAAGGCCGGCTGAGACCCGCCCGGAGTCCCCAGGCCCCCGACTCGCCAGCCAGCCGCCTCCAGGAGCCTCTGGAAGCCCGCCAGGGGCGTTCCGAACGCCGTGCCGGGGGGTAGGCCGCCAACGGGCTGGGCGAGCCGCAGCGCGTGCCCAGGAAGTATCGCCGGCCCAAAACCCTGCGCGGCGTACCCGCCACCCGCCACGGGGGTGCCGCGCGCCCCGGTCAGGAAGCCGCCTGCAGTCAGTGCGCCCGACAAGGCCGGTACGCCCAGTTCGGAGGGGCGCCACCCTACGGCCGAAGCGGTGCGCCCCGGGACGAGGGTGATGCTGGTGGTGGCGACAGGGGTGCCGAATGTCGCGGAGGCCCATCCGCCTGCGCCCAAGGTCTGCCCGAACGCGTAGTACGCCCGGGGGACCTTCGTGATTT